ATTATAGTTTAAACTTTGTTAGAGCGAATTATAGTCAATTAAGATTTACTCCTCAAACAATGGGAACAACAAGCATTAGTCTTTGGTTTTTAACTGATATTGCAAATACAGGTAACTCTTCCAAAGGTCTATTAGTTGGTCATAATCTTCAAGTCCCTCAAAGCGGCATTAGTGTTAACGAAATAAGTGGCAACATAAGAATAGTATATACATCCAATTCAGCTACAAAACAATGGAATACAACAATACCTTTTGTAGTAAACCAATGGTATCATATTGTTATTACTCATAGTGGTGATAATTCCAATATTGTACAAGCGGCTATAAATGGAGCATCATTAGTGTCTCCAACATTTAACAACACTTTCACTACACCACCTATATTTGCCGCAGTAGGAAATCTTTGGGCTGCAAATCCTAATTTTGGTTTTGGCGGAAATATAGACGAATTTGCAATAATACCTTCAAGATTAAGTGATTCTCAAGTGTCAAGTATATATAATAGTGGCAAGCCAAATAGTTTGGAATCTTTTAATCCATCTATATGGTATAGATTTCAAGAGGGTTCTGGTACTTCACCTCAAAACTCTGGTTCAGCATTAGTAAACTCAACAATTACTTACCCTGGTACTTACGATACTAACGTACCTTAACACAACAAAAACAACAAACAATAAAATCAAATAAAATCAAATAAAATGGCAAAAGCAAAAAAAATAACAAAAGATCAATTAAAAAACATTAACGAAACTTCACTTAAGTTTAATGAAATTTTAATTCAATTAGGAAGTTTAAATTTAGCTAAGCAAGACTTAACAATGGAAGCTGCTAAACTTAAAAATGAAATTGAAAAAATAAAATTAGATTTACAAGAAAAATACGGAAACGTTAATATAAATTTAAAAGATGGAACTTATACTGAAATAGAAGATGTCGAAGATAAGAAAGATTAGTATAGGCTCTGACTACAAGAATGAAGCAATGCATTATTCTACTGGTCAAGAAGTTTACGGCGGGCATACTATTAGTGATATTCTTTTTGAGGATAAAGACAAGTCATATAATATTTTTATAACTAAAAATAACGAAGTTTTACCTTGGAAAAAATTTAATGCTAATATGTCAATTTCTGTAGAGTATGATCTTAAATATTAATGAAAAGCTTATATAGTTTTATTGTTAAACCATTAAGTAAAAGATATGATAATACAAAGAAGATCAATGATAAAGCCTTCATTGTTAACACTAGTATTGAAGATCACAAGTTTGTTAGTAAAAAAGCTGTTGTTGTTTCTACACCAGCAGCTTATAAAACTAAAATAAATATAGGAGATGAATTATATATTCACCATAATATATTTAGAAGATGGTATGATCAAAAAGGTAAAGAAAGAAATAGCTCAACTTATTTTAAAGATGATTTATATTTTGTTTCACCAGATCAAATCTATATGTACAACTTAAAACCACATTTAGATTATTGTTTTATAAAACCATTAAAAAACCAAAGCTTCTTAGAAAACAGAAAAGAACAACCTAATGTTGGTATAGTAAAATATTCTAATAAGCTCTTAGAAGCTGCCGGAATAATACCTGGAACACTTATTACGTTTACCCCAAACTCTGAATTTGAGTTTATTATAGAAGGTGAACGACTCTATTGTATGAAATCAAATGATATAGCTTTAACGCATGAATACCAAGGAAACGAAAAAGAAAATAATCCAAGCTGGGCAGCGAGCCATTGAAGAACTAATTAAAGTAGCAAAAGAAAAGATTGTAGACTCAGACGACGACGTAAGCGCTGACAGATTAAAAAATGCTGCTGCTACTAAGAAATTAGCTATCATGGATGCTTTTGAAATATTAAATAAGATTCAAACAGAAGAAGATTTATTAAATCAAAAACCAAAAGAAGTTAAAGAAGAAAAAACTTTTAGAGGTTTTGCGGAAGGAAGAAGTAAATGAGTTACGAGCAAACTCTTTGGAAAGAGGTTAAGGATTTAATTAATCCTAAGATATTAAAGAAACAAAATCGTTTCAAAAAATGGGAGTATGGTTACAACTCTGATTATGATTTTATAGTAATAAGCAAAACTGGACAAATTGGACAAGTTATTGAAATACAGAATCTCAGGATTGCTTTACCAGCAACAAATGAACCGTTTAAACGAAGCGAAAAAAAAGAGGATCAGTATTGGCACAAAGCCGAATATCCAAAAGAATTAAGCAAAATTAAATCTAGGTTTGACTGGGAAGATTATGACACTGAATTTAAAGAAAAGTGGTATGATTACATTGATAAAGAATTTACTAGAAGAGAAGAAGGATTTTGGTTTTATAACAATGGTGCTCCTACTTACATTACTGGCACTCATTACATGTACTTGCAATGGTCAAAAATTGACGTTGGAGCACCTGACTATAGAGAAGCAAATAGATTATTCTATATATTTTGGGAAGCATGTAAAGCAGATACGAGATGTTACGGTATGTGCTATCTTAAAAACAGAAGATCTGGATTTTCATTCATGTCTTCGGCAGAACTCGTTAACCAAGCAACAATATCGTCAGATGCAAGATTTGGTATATTATCTAAATCAGGATCTGATGCTAAGAAAATGTTTACAGACAAAGTGGTTCCAATATCTGTCAATTATCCATTTTTCTTCAAACCGATTCAAGACGGTATGGATCGTCCCAAGACAGAGCTAGCTTATAGAGTACCAGCTAGTAAACTTACAAGGCGTAAAATAGATGACAAAATTAAATTAAAAGAACTTCATGGTCTTGATACAACTATAGATTGGAAAAATACTGGTGACAACTCTTATGACGGTGAAAAGCTAAAACTATTAGCTCATGATGAAAGTGGTAAATGGGAAAGGCCTGACAATATATTAAACAACTGGAGAGTAACAAAAACTACACTAAGACTAGGAAGAAAAATAGTAGGAAAGTGTATGATGGGTTCAACTTCAAACGCATTAGATAAAGGTGGAAACAATTTCAAAAAACTATACATCAATTCGGATATTGAAAAAAGAAATAGAAACGGACAAACATCTTCTGGACTCTATAGCTTGTTCATACCTATGGAGTGGAATTACGAAGGATTCATTGATGCTTATGGATTTCCTGTCTTCACTGGAGGTGAGAATACAGTCAAAGGAGTTGATGGTTATGACATTACAGGCGGAGTTATCGAACACTGGCAAAACGAAGTTGATGGATTAAAAGATGATTCAGATAGTTTAAATGAATATTATCGACAGTTCCCAAGAACTGAACAACATGCTTTTAGAGACGAAGCAAAAAACAGTCTATTTAATTTAACTAAAATATATCAACAAATAGATTTCAATGAAGAAATGGCTAATGAAAAAGTCGTGACTAAAGGTAGTTTTATTTGGGAGAACGGTGTAAAAGATACTAAAGTTTTTTTTATGCCAAATAAAGATGGTAGATTTTTAATATCATGGATACCTTCAGATAATTTGCAAAACAAAATAATTTTAAAAAACGGTTTAAAATGGCCTGCAAATGAACACGTTGGAGCTTTTGGTTGTGATAGCTATGACATATCAGGAACTGTTGATGGCAAAGGATCTAACGGATCACTACATGGTTTGACTAAGTTCTCTATGGAAGACGCACCACCTAATCATTTCTTTTTAGAATATATATCTAGGCCTCAAACAGCTGAAATATTTTTTGAAGATGTTTTAATGGCTTGCATATTTTATGGTATGCCTATACTTGCTGAAAATAATAAACCTAGATTATTATATTATTTTAAAAGAAGAGGGTACAGAGGCTTTTCTATTAATAGACCTGACAAAGTTTGGAATAAATTATCTACAACAGAAAAAGAAATTGGTGGAATACCTAATTCAAGTGAAGATATAAAGCAAGCTCACGCAGCTGCTATAGAAAGTTATATAGAAGAAAACATTGGATATTTAGAAGACAAGACTGGTGATATGTATTTTCAAAAAACACTAGAAGACTGGGCTGTTTTTGATATAAACAACAGGACTAAGCATGATGCGTCTATAAGTTCAGGTTTAGCTATTATGGCTTGTAACAAGAATAAATACAGACCTAATCCAAAAGTAATAAAAAGCAAGGTTAATCTAGGTATTAAAAAATACAATAACAAAGACATTATCTCTAAAATTAATAAATAAATGCAAATAACAACTTATAACGGCAGTTCTTTCCCTGATCAGGTGGTACCTGAAGAGGTTAAAGCTTCTATTGATTACGGCAGACAGGTTGGTAGAGCTATCGAAGGTGATTGGTTTTCCGGAACTAGAACTGGCGTGCAGGGTAGATATAACACTAATTATAATAATTTTAGAAATTTAAGACTGTATGCTAGAGGCGAACAATCTGTACAAAAATACAAAGATGAACTAGCTATAAACGGTGATTTATCTTATTTGAATTTAGACTGGAAACCTGTTCCAGTTATTCCTAAATTTGTAGATATTGTAGTAAACGGTATGGACAGCAAGCTTTACGAAGTAAAAGCCTTTGCACAAGATCCAACTTCTTTAAAACAAAGAACTAATTACGCCCAGACTATAATGCGAGACATGCAAGCCCAAGATCTTATAAATCAGATTAAAGATGTAACAGGCATGGATATGTATTCTACTTCAAATCCTCAAGATCTTCCTCAAAACAAAGAAGAGTTAGATGTTCATATGCAGTTAACGTACAAACAGTCTATAGAGATAGCGGAAGAAGAGGCTATAAATAACACATTAGATTTTAACAAATATGACTTAACTAAAAGAAGAATATGTGAAGACTTAGTTGTGTTAGGCATTGGTGCTGTTAAAACTAGCTTTAATTTATCTGAAGGCGTAACTATCAAGTATGTTGACCCAGCCTCACTGGTATACTCTTATACTCAAGATCCTAATTTTCAAGATTTGTGGTATGTAGGAGAAGTTAAATACATAAGTTTAAGCGAGCTTAAAAAAGAATTTCCAGCACTAACCGAAAAAGATTTAGAAACTATACAACAGTATCCAGGAAGTGCTAGTTATAATTATCAATTCAACGGTAGAAATGATGGAAATAGTATTGCTGTATTATACTTTGAATACAAAACTTATCAAGATCAAGTTTTTAAAATAAAAGAAACAGCTACAGGTTTAGAAAAAGCATTACAAAAACCAGACACTTTTAAACCACCTAAAAATGATAATTTTGATGTAGTTTCAAGATCCATAGAAGTTTTATATTCAGGAGCTAAAATACTAGGGCATGATATGATGTTAAAATGGGAAATAGCTAGAAATATGACTAGGCCTGATTCTAACTTAGTAAAAGTCAATATGAGCTACAGCATGTGTGCTCCTAAAATGTACAAAGGCCGTATAGAATCTTTAGTAAGTAGAATGACTGGTTTTGCTGACATGATACAATTAACTCATTTAAAGCTACAACAAGTCTTAGCTAGAACAGTGCCAGATGGTGTTTATCTTGATGTAGACGGCTTAGCAGAAGTAGACTTAGGTAATGGTACTAATTATAATCCAGCAGAAGCTTTAAATATGTATTTTCAAACTGGTAGTATATTAGGTAGGTCAATGACTCAAGATGGTGGAATGAACCCTGGAAAAGTACCTATACAAGAATTACAGTCAGGAAGTGGTGGTGCTAAAATGAATGCTTTAATACAAACTTACCAGTATTATTTACAAATGATAAGGGATGTTACGGGATTAAACGAGGCTAGAGATGGTAGTCAGCCTGATAAAAATTCTTTAGTTGGTTTACAAAAGTTAGCAGTAAACGCTTCAAACACAGCTACTAAACACATACTGCAAGCTAGTTTATATTTGTCAGCTAAAACCTGTGAAGATATAGCATTAAGAATATCTGATGCATTAGAATACCCTTTAACTAAAGAGGCTTTAAGATCTAGCATAAGTGCATACAACGTCGGTACATTAGAAGACATGTATAGATTAAACATGTTTGAATTTGGCATATACTTAGAGATGGTTCCAGATGAAGAAGAAAAACAAGTTTTAGAAAAAAACATACAAATAGCTTTACAGTCTCAGTCTATAAATTTAGAAGACGCTATAGAAATAAGAGAAGTAAGAAACCTTAAATTAGCTAATCAAGTTCTTAAAATAAAAAGAAGAAAGAAACAAGAACAAGATCAAGCAGCTTCTCAAGCTAATATTCAAGCTCAAGCAAACGCTAACGCAGAAGCTTCTGAAAGATCTGCTTTAGCAGAAATGCAAAAACAACAAGCTCTAGCTCAAACAACATTACAAATAGAACAAGGCAAATCAGAATTTGATATAAACAAAGCTAGACAAGAAGGCCAAATAAAAAGAGAGTTAATGCAAGCTCAATTTGAATTTGACAGACAGCTTAAACAAATGGAAATTGACAAATTAATTACCAGAGAAGAGGCTATAGAAGATAGAAAAGATAAAAGAGTAAGACTAGAAGGACAACAACAAAGTCAAATGATTTCACAAAGGCAGCAAGACGGATTACCAATTAATTTTGCTAGCGATGCTGCTGCTGCTGATGCAAGCGTAGAACAACTTTCACAAGACAATCAAGAAATGATGTCTAATGAACAACAACAAATAAGCTAAGCTTATATTATTAATTATTATATTATATTATGTCAGAAGAAGTAAAAGAAACAGCTGGCGGTGAGTTGACTCAGGGTGAGTTTAAAATAAAAAAATCACCTAAAAAATTAGTCAACCAAGATCCGGTAGCAAAAGTAGATTTAAGTAAACCTAAAAAAGTAATTGAAGAAACTATTACTAAGGTTGATTTAACAAAAGAAGAAATAAAAGAACCTGTTGAAGAAAAAGAAACTCCTATAATACAAGAGATTAAAGAAGAAGAAATAAAAGAAGAGGTTAAGGAAATAACTAAAGAATTAAAAGAAGCAGTAAGAGACGAAAAAGTAGTAGGAAGACAGTTACCCGAGAATGTAGAAAAACTAGTTTCTTTTATGGAAGAAACAGGTGGTAATGTTGAAGACTATGTTAGATTAAATACTGATTATTCTAAAGTTGACGATAATTCTCTACTAAGAGAATATTACAAAAATACTAAGCCACATCTTGATCATGAAGAAATATCTTTTATAATGGAAGATAGTTTTAAAATTGATGAAGATTTGGATGAAGAGCGAGATGTAAAGAAAAAGAAACTTGCCTTTAAAGAAGAAATTGCTAAAGCCAAAAACTTTTTGGAAGAAACCAAGAGTAAATATTACGACGAGATCAAGTTGAGACCGGGCGTAACTCAGGAACAACAAAAAGCTATGGACTTTTTCAATAGATACAACGAGAACAAAAAAATAGCCGCAGACAAGCACGAGCAATTTGTTAATACAACTAAAGAATATTTTACTAAGGATTTCAAAGGTTTTGAGTTTAACTTAGGAGATACTAAATTTAGTTATAATATTAACAACACTGAAGAGGTAATAGATCAACAGTCTGATTTGGAAAAATTCGTAGGGAAGTTCCTAAACGAAGAAGGAAGAATAGACGATCATAAAGGTTATCACAAAGCTTTATACGCTGCTAGAAATGCTGATACAATAGCTAAACATTTTTATGAACAAGGTAAATCCGACGGAATTAAAAATATAGTTAATAAATCAAAAAATATAGATACAGCTTCACGTCCACAAAACAATGAAGATTTATTTATAAATGGTTTTAAAGTAAAAGCAATTTCAGGTGTTGATAGTTCTAAGTTGAAAATAAAAACAAAAAATAACAAAAACTAAAAACTATATAAATGAGTTTACAAACAGGCGGGAGTTTTCCTGCATCTATAGTTCCTTCTCAAAAGAGAATGGCACTAGAAACTAATTTCCTAGAATTCAATACTGGATCTGGAAAGGATTTCGCACAACAATATCTACCTGAGCTTTACGAAGCAGAAGTAGAAAGATACGGAAACAGGACTTTGTCTGGTTTCTTGAGAATGGTAGGAGCTGAAATGCCTATGACTTCTGATCAAGTTATTTGGTCTGAACAAAATAGACTACATGTAGCTTATAAAGGTTTAGCCGCTCCAATATCACAATCTGCAGCTGGAAATACTGGTGGAACTGGTGTTGGTAACGATGTTACTATTACACCTTCTTTAGTTAACTCTGGAACACCTGGTGCTGATTTAGATAAGCATGCTATTAGAGCTAATCAAACTGTATTGATCTCTGATCAAGCTACTGGTTTAGTTACTGCTAAGTTATTAGTAATTAGTGTTACTGATACTACTATCGTATGTAGATTATACGGAACAAGTACTGTGCCTGCTGGATTACTTTTAACTAACAATGTAAACATATTTGTTTACGGTTCTGAGTTTAAAAAAGGTACAAATGGTATGGTTGGTTCTATTGAGCCAAGCTTTACTCAGTTCTCTAACAGACCTGTAATTATCAAAGATACTTACGAAATCAATGGTTCTGATACTGCTCAAATTGGGTGGGTTGAAGTTGCTACTGAAGACGGAACATCTGGATACTTATGGTATTTAAAAGCTGAGTCTGAAACTAGATTACGTTTTGAAGATTATCTTGAAATGCAAATGGTTGAAGGTGAAGATTCTAAAACTGTTGCAGGAGGTACTACAGCTTTGAGTTCTTTAAAATATGAAGGATCACAAGGTTTGTTTGCTGCTATCGAAGATAGAGGTAATGTATATTCTGGTTTTGCTGGAGCTGCTGCTCCTGGTTCTGGTGCTTTAGGTGATTTCGATGAAATCCTTAAAAACCTAGACAAGCAAGGTGCTATTGAAGAAAATATGTTATTCTTATCTAGATCTACATCTCTTGATTTTGATGACATGATAGCCGCTATGGCTGGTGGAGGTTTTGCTTCTACCGCTTCTGCTTCTTATGGTCTTTTTGACAACGAAGCTGAAATGGCATTAAACTTTGGATTTTCAGGATTTAGAAGAGGTTCTTATGATTTTTATAAGACTGACTGGAAATATCTAAATGATGCATCTACAAGGGGATTAGACAAAGAGATTGATGGTGTTTTAGTTCCTGCTGGAACTTCTACAGTATACGATCAAATGTTAGGATCTAACATTAGACGTCCTTTCTTACATGTAAGATACAGAGCTTCTGAAACTGAAGATAGAAGATTTAAAAACTGGATCACTGGATCCGTTGGCGGAGCTTATACTTCTGATTTAGATGCTATGACTGTAAACTTCTTATCTGAAAGATGTTTAGTAACACAAGCTGCAAACAATTTCGTATTGTTTAAAGGAGCTTAATTATTATATAATGAGAGTGGCTCTCGTCACTCTCTTTATTAATCTTTTAAATAATAAGAATTATGCAAAGTTTTATAAAAGTAAAATACAATGCTTTAGCAGCTGCTGGGGATATTCAAACATTCTTGACATTAAATGTTGAGAATGCTTATAGAGTAGACGTAGTTGCTGGTAATGCACGTATTTATTATAACATACCTTCGAGCTCTGGCAATGTATGGAGCGTTGATATGGATTTTTCTGGTACTTTAGTAGCCGCTGACGTTACTCAACTAGAAAATCTTATAACTTCGGTCCAACAAGAACCTTTGGCGATTGAAACATTTTTACCACAAACTGATAATGACTTCTATTTAACTGCTTTTGCTGTTAATGAAGCTGTTTATCCATCTTAATATATAGATTATGGCAAATATGAAAATAAAATTAGTTACTGGATTAGCACCTTTGAAAACTGGTGCAACATTAGCTATTGGAACAAACAGTACTGATGCTACTAATGGTACAATTACTGCTTCAACTGCAAGCTCTTCATCTGGCGCTGGCTCTGGAGGTACGTTTACTTTAGTTACATCAGGTGGTGCTCTTGCTAGTTGCACAGTGGTAGCTGGAGGTGATAGTTATGCTAATGGTGATACTGTAACTTTTAATGCAAGTATTGTTGGTGGATCTACTGATGTAGTGTTTCAAATAGCTACAGCAGATCTAGACATCGATGGTGATTTAGGTAGTCAAGCTATAGTACCAGTGGATGACATATACTGTGTTATACCTGCAGCTAACGGTGATACTGTTAGTTTAGAACAATTACAAGTTGAACACAATAGAAAATGGTTATTAACACTAAACGGTGGAGGCACAGGTAACTATGCCGCTATTGCTAGTGCTGTTAATAATTGCGTAGTCGCTTCTCAGAGAGATCCTTTATCAATGCCTGTTTTAGGTGGTGATAATTTTACTCTTCCTGATGGAGTTACTATTTCAAAAGTTGAATTAAGCTAAAACAATAATAAGGCCCTATTTAGGTAGGGTCTTTTTTAATTATTATATTATATTATATTATGGAAACAAAAGAAAAGAAAAAGCCTGCGGCTAAAGCCCCAGCAACTCCTGAAGTAAAAAAAGATACTTGGGAATATAAAGATAGAAATTACTATCTTTTAGGAAATAGAAATCCTCTAACATACACATTACCGAGTAGACACAACACTAGATACCCTTTAGTTAAGTTTGATGAAGAAGTAGGTTATGAGAGAGAATTAAGATATGCTACTAATCAAAAAAGCATTTTTGTAGACGAGCAAGAAGGACAAATAACCTTAAAACATATCGTGTTTGAAAATGGTCATTTGATGGTACCTAAAGAAAAAAGAAATTTACAAGAGTTCTTAAACAAGCATCCTCACAAAGATTTAATATATTGTGAATACGATCAAGTTGAAGAAGCTATAGACGAAGTTGAAGATTTAGAATTAGAATTAATAGCTATGAACGCTGCTATGGATATGGATGTTGATTTTGCAGAAGCTATATTAAGAGTTGAAGTAGGATCAAGCGTTAGTGATTTATCTTCTAAAGAATTAAAAAGAGATTTATTGTTATTAGCTAGAAAAAATCCAAGTTTATTTATAGAACTTGCTAATGATGATAATGTTCAACTTAGAAACTTTGCTATTGTAGCAACAGAAGCTAACATAATAAAGCTTTCTGCAGATAGTAGAACATTTACTTGGGCTAGTAATGGCCGTAAGTTAATGAATGTTCCTTTTGATGAAAACCCGTATTCAGCAATGGCTGCGTGGTTTAAGACAGACGAAGGGCTTGAAGTTTACAAGTCTATAGAGAAAAAGACAAAATAACAAGTGATTATAAATAAGGGTGGTTAACGCCACCCTTTTTTTTTAAAAATATTAAAATGGCAATAAACGTAAATACGGTATATACAACAGTATTAAGTATTCTTAATAAAGAACAACGTGGTTATTTAACTCCTTATGAGTTTAATCAAATAGCTACGCAAGTACAATTAGAAATATTTGAAAAGTTTTTTGAAGACTACAACCAGTATATACGTATGCCTAAAACAAGTGTAGAGTTCGCCTCTAGAATGGACCACATAATGGAAGAGTTTCAAGTGTTTGAAGAAACAGATTTTGCAAACAATACTACTCCACCAACCTCTAATGTTTATACTCAGCCAACTAGATTACATAGGTTTGGTTCTGTAACATGGAATAAAGGACTTAATTCTCCACCTATAGAAATACTCAACAATAGAGATTACAATCAAATAAAACTATCTCCTTTAACACAACCTACAAATAATTTTCCTGTTGCTAAATACCAACAAGATAAACTAACAGTTTTTCCAAGTCCAACGACTTTTGCAAATACAGACGTTACTTTTAACTATATTAGAAAACCATTAGATGTTGTTTGGGCTTATAAACTTGGTACTTTAGGTCAATACCTATTTAATGATTCTTCTAATCCGGTTGACACTGGCGTAGTACCAACTAGTGGTTATGTTGATTTTGAAATAAGTGAAAGTCAGCAAACTGAAGTTATTTTACAAATATTAAAATACGCAGGTGTAATAATAAGAGATCCACAAATAGTACAAGCTGCTTCAAATGAGTTAGCTCAAAATGATGCTAACACTAAAAGATAATAAAATATGGGACTAATAACCGAAACTAACGCGCAATACTATTCTGGACAACAAGATTTTGTAATTTCCACTGGTGGGGCTACAGTAACTAATCCTACTTTTAATTGTACTTTTAACACGTCTGTTGTTAGTGCTTATGATAGCACCGGAGTTCAAATAGGTTCAGCTTCTAATTATACTATATACATATTAATAGCTGGCGTATATGTAGCTCAAAATGGAAACCTATCTTATGTATCTGACTCATTAAATAACATTATAACACTTCGTGGAGATTACTCAGGAGATGCTTATGTACAATTAAGTGGCTCTGCTATAGGAGATAATTATGGTAGTTATGAATATATAAGTTTAAAAGACATAGTAAATAACTTTATAGTCGCTTATGTAGGTATGGACAAATTAATATCTAGAGTGAAAAGATCTGACGTTGTATTTCACGCAAAAAGAGGTTTACAAGAATTTAGTTATGATACTTTAAAAAGCGTAAAATCTCAAGAATTAACTATACCTCCAAACTTAGGTGTTCCAATACCTCAAGATTACGTTAATTATGTTAGATGTTCTTGGATAGATTCAAGTGGTGTTCAACATATAATATATCCAGTTAATAACTTAACATCATCGCCTGACCAATTACCTATTCAAGATAGTAAAGGTGTTCCTACTCAAAACTCTTTTGGAGAAAACAACTTAGCTACACAATCACTAACTGAAGATCGTTGGAACTCATCAAATACATCGGACATAGATGGATCAATAGAAAATAATTCTAATGTTTATAGTAGAGCTTGGTGGAAATTAAACTTTGGACAAAGATATGGATTAGACCCACAAGTGTCTCAACAAAACGGATGGTTTCAAATAAATGAAAGGCTAGGTACATTTACTTTTTCTAATAATTTAGTAAACAAGCTGATAGTTCTTGAATACATATCAGATGGATTAGCTTATGATATGGATTCTAAGGTACCTAAGATGGCCGAGGATGCATTATATGCTCACATAAGCCATTCTATACTATCTTCAAGATCTAATGTCCAAGAATACATTGTTCAAAGATACAAAAAAGAAAGATCAGCAAAGCTTAGAAATGCTAAAATAAGGTTATCTAACATAAAGCTAGATGAAATAGTTCAAGTTATGAGAGGTAAATCTAAATGGATTAAAAATTAGATATGGCTGATATAAGAAACAACTTTATAAAATCTAAAATGAACAAAGATTTAGATGATAGATTATTGTCTAATGGAGAATATAGAGATGCTCAAAACGTTAACGTAAGTAGATCGGAAGGTGAAGATGTTGGGGCTTTAGAAAATGTGTTAGGTAATAAACTAATAACTAACTTTGGTTTATCGAGTGTAGTTAACTTAGAAATAATAGGCTATCTAAACGATAATACTAATAATAGAGTGTTTTTTATAGCCACAAACTACACTGACTTTTCTGATGACACCTTGAGTAATCCAGCTCCTGCTGGAGCGTCTTGTTATGTGTTAATGAGTGATTTTAAAAACAATACAAATGCAATACTTGTTCAAGGCAGGTTCTTAAATCTGTCTAAGACACATCCAATATATCACTTAGACTTAATAGAGGATTTATTATTTTGGACAGACGATAGAAACCAACCTAGAAAAATAAATATAGCTAAGGCTATAGTTAGCGGTGGTTACTACGTTAATGAAGATACAATATCTGTAGCTAAGTATTTTCCTTACAATGCTCCGTACATGTATGATACTCTAGTTTTATCTAGTGTAACTACTAACAACACCAACATCTGCGTATCAAACGTTGCTAACCCTGACACTCTTAGAGCTGGCATGCAAATATTAACTCCCGTTAGTTTTGCTGAGAGGTTTCAAAAACCTGTGTTTATTATATCCGTTAGTTATGCAACAACAGGCACAAGTGTTGGCCAATTTATTGTTTCACAAAATTTACCTGCAGGAACAAACCAAGTTACTTTTATATATCCTACTTCTCAAAACAGAACTGATGAATTTATAACACCTAGCTCTATGGCTAGCTTTGTTTCTATTTCTGGCGCTAGTAATCCATTTACAATAGCTTTCAATAACCAAACGCACCCACTACCTAGTGTTGCTCCTATGAGTTTACAGAGCAACATGTTAGTTACTTGTCCTGGTAAAATAAATGAAAGAGTATTAACTACTGGTCAAAGTAGTGGAGTTACCGCTGTTGATGTAGATAAAGATATAACATCAAGTCCAAATAGCGTTGTAGCTGGTGATATATTAGAATTCTCATTTCCAAACCCTTGGTATACCAATACTTGGCCAGGTGATAAAGAATTATTAACTAATAAATTTGTGAGATTTGCTTATAGATTTAAGTTTGATGATGGCGAATATTCTCTTATATCTCCATTTACTCAACCAGCATTTATACCTAAGCAAGATGGTTATATAATATCAGAGCCAACTAATAACACACCTCAGTTTTATTCTAATCAAGACGAAGGTATTGGTGCTTCAACTATAATAAGTTTTTTTGAAAACAAAGTAGATGATGTAGGATTAAAAATAGAAACTCCTTTTCCTGTAAATCAAATGCAGGGTTTATTAAAAATAGACGAAATAGATATACTATACAAAGAATCAGATGGTTTAGCTATACAAGTATTAGAAACAATACCTATAACAGACGCCTCTATAACTACCAACTCGACAACAACGTATACATACACTTATCAATCAAGAAAGCCTTTTAGAACTTTGCCGTCTGCTGAAACTACAAGAGTTTTTGATAAAGTACCTATAAGAGCAATGTCTCAGTCATCTGTAGGTAATAGAATTATATATGGTAATTTCTTAGATAAACATTCACCGCCTCAAAACATAAACTATAGTGTTAACTCTGGACCTAAATATAAAGTAAGTGAAGCTAGCAGTATATATTCTACTGTGTCAACACCTAACCACACGTTAAAACAAAACAGAACTTATCAAGTAGGTATAGTTTTAGCGGATCGTTATGGTAGACAATCAGATGTTATTTTATCATCATTAAGCAGCTTTCAGTACTCACAAGCAGGAAGTAGTGATCAATTCGATGGATCAACAGTTTTTCATCCTTACTACTCAGAAGCTGATAGTATATCTAAAAGTGTTCCAATAGGAGGCTCAGGCGCTAATGCTGGCAGTGGATGGTTTGGCGATTCTTTAAAAATATTATTTAACGAAAAAGTACCAGCTACAACTACTGGGGAAAATGCTATTGGTTATCCTGGCTTGTACAAAAGCGGAAATTATAAAGCTGTGGTAAGTCCCGCTGTAACAAATAGTAACACTGCTGTTGTTAGCAGTATAGATATAAATATAGCTATTGGTGACATTGTTAGCGGTCAAGATGTTAGCATTATAGCTATAAATCAAGGAACTAATACACTTACTTTTTCAGGTAACATAACTATAGCAAACAACAAGACTATAACAATATTAGGTCCTGAAAACAAATTAGGTTGGTACTCTTACAAGATAGTTGTTAAACAACAAGCTCAAGATTATTACAATGCTTATTTAGCTAATATTTGTTCTATACCTGTCCAGGTAGTGCAGAATATAACTAGAGTTACTGGAGCTGCCGCTACTGGTGTTGGAACTAATATTATAAGTTTTAATACAGCTAGCATAGCTAAGTTACCAAACGTTAGTATAGGTGATTTAGTAACCGGCACTGGCGTAGGAGTAGGTTCCGGCGAACCAGCTGGCACTACTTTACCAGCTACAGTTATTTCTAAAAATAATTTTGGCGTTAAGTTAAATATGAATATAACATATGGAGCTACTCAAGTTTTTGAATTTACAGGCCCTAATTATAAAGGACCTTCATCTGAATATATAAATAATCAAGCTTTTTACACAACTTTAATAAGTGATAACGTAAACAAAATACCTGCAGATCTACAGGAAGTTCAGCCAGAACAAACTCAATTTAGAACTAGTGACGCTGTTTTATACCCAAGAGTTACATCTTTAGTTATAGGCGGTATCAATGGCGTAGCTCAAAGACATTTAGGAACTAAATTTGCTACAGCTAGTACTATTGGTAAAATAAATGATTTAGGACTGCAAGCTTTTATAACAGATAATAAAGGTAATAATACAAACGTAGTGCCGACACAGTCTAGAGGCTTGTTTCAAGCTCAAACCAATCCACCAATTGCCATACTTTTAAGTGATGGAATAACGTTAGGTAGTACTACAACAGCTACTTCTTTACCAGCAAATTATTTTAGTTACTTAGAAGTTAAACCTGCAGATTCTTTATTAAACATATTTTACGAAACTTCTACTAGTGGATTAGTATCACAACTAAATGCAGATATAGAGGCTGGTGTTAGCTCTGGCGAAACAAGCCCAACACCACCTTTGGCTCCAATACAACGTTAAATAAATTAATATGTCAAAAATTATAGAAATAGATTTTTTTAATTCTTATTGGTTAAAATCAATAAAGATGGAAAATGCTGATAATATTGCTGGTTTTCCAAAAGGACATCCTGGAGTAGCTTACCCTGGCGGTTTAGCATTAGAATATAGTACTAGAAATTATTACATAGAAGAAGCTAGAATAAGAGGTGGTTTTAATAACACAGCTACAGATAACGGTGTTAGAGCTTATTTAGACGAGGAATATCCTTTGCAGCAAAAAAGAATTAACACTTTAATATATTCAGGTATATTTAACTCTAGAACAGGAATAAACAAGACTAATGTGTTTTCTATAAGTGAAAGTATAACTAAGTCCTTAGATCCACTACATGGCAGCATACAGAAGACTTATTCAGAAGATACTAACCTAATAGTATTCCAAGAAAATAAAATACATAGGGCATTAATTGATAAGGATACTATATATACAACTGAAAGTGGAACACAAACTCAAGCAGCTGCTGCAGTAGTTGGACAGTTTGTTCCTTACAAAGGAGAGTATGGAATAAGTAAAAATCCCGAATCATTTGCAATATATAACTATAGGAAGTATTTTTCTGACAAAAACAGAAACTCTATAATGAGATTATCAAATGATGGCCTTACAGAAATTAGCATGTATGGTATGATGGATTGGTTTAGAGACAACTTAGCTGAAATTAGTGATGAGTTTGAATTAAGAACAAGCACTACTACAGTATTTAGCGGCGGAGCTATTGGAAATATAATAGTTGTTGTAACAGTTCCAACGGGTGTAGTACCACCTTCAGTAGGTATGCATATATCAAATCAAACTGGTGGATACGTTACTAACGTAACTATATCAGGAGATAAATACACAGTTTCATATTCTCAATTATTTACCAGTGCAATTGTATCTCAATGTTTATTTGAATATAAAACTAGAGGTAGAGTGATAGGTGGTTGGGATATACATAACAAAAACTATGTAGTATCTTTACAGAAATCAACTAATCAAGTTACTTTAAGTAACGATTCTTACAACACTTTAACTTTTGATGAACAAATAAATGGATGGGTTAGTTTTTTAACTTTTAAACCTAATTTTTTATTTAGTGTTATAAACAAAACTTACACAACACAAAATTCAGATTTATACCAACAATACGACACTACTGTATTAAATAATAGAGGTTTATTTTATGGAACATCAAATCCATCTAATATCACTTTCGTATTTAATCCTAACCCTTCTGTAGTTAAGAATTTTAAAACTATAAGTTATGAAGGTAGCAACGGTTGGGAAGTTAAATCTTTTGTATCTGGCTTTGAAGGTTTTGATCCAGATCCACAAAATGCAGGGCTTTACATACAAAACCAAGACTCTACTACTCCGACACCACCTGGTGTTTCTGTAAAAAGCTACACAGAAGGAGTATATATAGATCCTATCAGCCAACAGCAGTTAAGAGCTGGCTTTCATAGAAAAGAAAATAAATATGTTGCTAATTTAATTTCTAATTCACCAGCCAGAGCTGGAGAAATAATATTTGGAGAATACATGACTGGTATAAAAGGTTATTTTGCTACTGTAAAAATAGAAACTGACTCAACAACACAATTGGGTGGCGCTAAGGAATTATGGTCCTCAGGATCATCTTATGTAACGTCATCATACTAAATTAAATTAAATGGAATTAAACGTAAGAAACCTTACAGAAAAAGATTATATTACACTAGTTAAATGGTGGAAAGAGTGGGGCTGGGATCCAGTGCCACAAGACATGTTACCTGACAACGGAGCAGGAGGTGTTATGATTCAGCAAGGTAGTAAACCTATAATAGCAGGATTTTTGTTTTGGAGTAATTCAAATATAGTATGGTTTGACTGGATAATATCGGATAAAAATGTTAGCAAACTAACTAGGGCTAAGTCTTTAATATACTTGATAGATGTTGTAGAAGGCATGGTCAAATCTGCTGGTAAAAAATACATAATAACTATTAGTGACAATAAAAGTTTAATATCTACTTTTAAAAAGAAGAATTGGTATGTGGATGAAGATCCACTTAATAAAATAATTAAAAAAATATAAGTATGGCATGTGGAGACAATAATAAAAATAAGCTTTACGCGGACGACCAAGAAACTAAAATGGCAGAGCTTGAGGCAAAAGAAGCAGAAATTGAAAAAGCAAGAAAAATTCAACAAGACCAAATAAAAAATTTAGTTAAGAATAGACAAGCAGCTATTAATCCATATGCTGGAATAACAAATGAAAGTGCTAACTTAGGAGTTGCTACTAAAGCAGCTGAGTTTCAAGCCGAGCAATCTGACATAGCACTAGCTAATACACTAGACGCTATGAGATCTAGTGGCGCTGGCGCTGGTGGTGCGACTGCTTTAGCTCAAGCCGCACTTCAAAGTAAAAAAGGTATTGCTGCATCTTTACAACAACAAGAAGCCAATAATCAAAAACAAGCAGCGCAAGGTGCTCAAAGTATTGCTAAGATGAAAGCTGAGGGCGAACAAACTAAGTTTGATACTACAGAGACTAGACAAAATGCAGAGATAAACAGACAGTCAGCTTTACTAGATCAATATAACCAACAGGTAGAAAGTAATTTTGACGCTTATACTCAAGCTGATTTAGCAGGACAAGGATAATTAAAAATATATAAATGAGTTACAAAAACCCAACAGGACTAAGCACAGGCAGTAGTTTATCAACTATAATATCACAACAATTTGGTAAAGGACCGAACAGAGAAGAAGCTCAAAAAAAAGCTAAAACTACCGCTAATATAGCTTCGCTAGCACAGGGTGTTTTAAGTTCTATAACTCCAAAAAAAGTAGCTTTAAAAGATTTTACCGCTACACAAAAAAATAAACAACAAAACTTATACAATGACATTGCTAGTTATGATTTAGGTTATAAAGATTTTGATAAACAGTCAGACACGTTTTTTCATAATCTAATTGATAAGTACAGTGAAATACAAGGACATTTAAATAATGGAACACTAGTAGACGAACAGTTAGGTAGGAAAGATTTGGCTAAAATAAACAACTTAGTAAATGTTTATGGAGATGCAATACCTAGAATGCTTAAAATTAGCCAAGCTATTGAAAGAGCTTCTAAAGATCCAAACAGTCCTCAATTAAGTATTACAGGTCCACCAGTTGATCAAATGCAAATAATAACTAAAATAACAAATGGTGAGAAAATAGATATTATACAAGAAGGAGATAGTATAATATTAAAAGATCCTGAAACAGGTACTATATTGAATGTTGCTGAATTTAATAAAGCTTTTAGTAATAATACAAATCCTTACTTGAAATATGAAGCTGACGTTTCAAAACCTTTAGACACGGCGTTTACTAGCTACATGAAAGATAAAGAAAATAATTTTACTTCTGCTTTTACTACTCCTGAAAAAATTAAAGATAGAAATGGCAAAGAGGTTGAAATAACTACAATGACTATACCCCAGCAAATATCTTTAAAAAAAGCTATGATAGGTGTAGATAATGAATCTACAGGCGTACCTGATGGTCAGTTTACAGCTTTAATAAATGAACAGGGAGAAAGCATATGGGAAGATATAATGGATGGTGGAAGAGGTTATGATGTTTTTAAAGATGATGATGGCTCTGCTTTAGAATGGTATGCCGGCAAAAACGGAGTTCCTGTTCCTGGGGATAAAGAGTTTCCTTTATACAAAAAGCAGTATGAAACTATGTTAGCTTATTTGTCTAATAAATCTCTACAAGACAATGCCGCTTCTGAGGGTATAAAGTTGATAACTGAGAATGAAGTTTCTAAACCTAAGGATGATAATGAAAATGAAAGTCAATCCGAGAACCAACCTAAAACTCAAGAAGAATTTAACAAGCAGTGGAATAGCTTAAAACCTGGTGAAAAACTCACAGGTCCTAATGGAGTTGAATACGAAAAAAAATAAAATATTATTATGGCTGAATTTATAGCACCAACTGATTCTATAATTGTAAAAGAAAACGATGAAAATGTTGACAACTTTACACCGCCTGCTGATGCTGAGCCTGTAAAGTCTACAGCAATTGGACCAGCTGACTCTGGACCAAGAACTGTGGAAAAGTCAACAGTCGATGCGGAGGATGCTGCAGCTGCAAAGACGGAGAAGGAAGTAGCAAAATTAGATGGAGATGCGAAATTAATATCTTCAGGTTCAGATTCAGAATCGAAATCAAAGCCTAAATCTTTATATGAGAAAAATAAAGATAGAGAAGAAAAGTACAAGCAAGATTTAGCTATAAAACTAGAAAACATACCTGATGAAGTCACTTCTTGGAATGATAGTTATTCAACTGGTGATGATAATCTTGATGAAGTAATAAGAACTAGTATAGAAGAAAGACCAAATCAATCAGAGCCTAGAACTAAAGATACAATGATAAAGTATGTATTGAGCTCTAGTTATGATTCAAATAGTAAAATTGCAGAATATTTACCCTTAGAGGATAAAGATCTAAGTGTAGTTAATGAAGAATTAGTAGAGAACAATAGTATAAGATCTATCTTACAACAAGGAGAAAGTGATGTTGATAGTTACAAAGACGCTAAGATAGTAGGTATAATACCTAGGTTTTCAGATGAAGAAGTTATTACAAGGGAAACTAAAATATTAGAAGATAGTGATGTTAACTTGTCACCAACAACAACGTCTACAGGCGCAGAAATAAGAAAGCCAGTAGAAGAAGAAATTATTGAAACAAAAAGAGATATAATTACTGGAAATCAGAGTGGAACTAGAATAGCTTGGCAAATGCCAGATGGAAAAGGAGGATATAAAATAAAATATACTAATGCTCCTACAGGTACAATACTCGGTGGTGAATTTGAAGTTGAAGACTTCACGATAGAATCTGATAAAGAGAAACATCAAGATTGGCAAAATAAAGTTGATCTTAGAGTTTTTGTTAATGAAGTTGAAGACGAGTTATTTGATAGTGATGACGATCTTTATCGTAGTGAAGATGGAAGTATAGATATAAACAGAGGTAAAGACTCTGCTATGGATAATTTTGCAAAAAATTACTATGAAGATATAAATTTTTCTAATCAACTATATGCTCCTAGAGATAAGAATAATGTAAAAAGCTCTTCAGCTGGATTTAATAATTCTAGAATGGCTGATTTTGGATTTTATTATGACGAAGATTCAAATAGAATATACAAAGATATAGTTATAGATGAAAAATTTAAACCAAAAATTACTGATGAAAATGTTTATTTTGATCTAGATCAAGAAGGAGTTCAAGAAAATTTAAAAGCTGGTAATTTAGCTGGGTGGCTAAAAGACAACGCTGGTGTAGCTGAACTTACTTCTGCTTATGAAGAGGTGTCTAAAATAAACCTTGAAACACAAAGAAACTTAGAAAGACAACAAGTAAAAATACATGCCATAAAAGGTGAGATAACAGCTATACAGCCGGAGCTAGAAGTAAATACTAGTTTTGTAGAGGTTTTTAAAAGAACTGGGAGTGACAACGATAAGACATTGAATAACCAGTTTGAAGAGCTAAATAAAAATTTAACTTATGAAGCTTCTGAAATATCTAAGCTTTACAAAATGCACCAAGAAGGTAAAGATATAGATATAAAAGAATACAATAAAAGATACAAGAAGTTTGAAGCTGATAAAGCTAAGTTCAATAAAATGGTAGAAGTTTTAGATCTACCTATGACTGAAGAAAACGGATGGAGTGAAAAATTAATAGGTGGTAAAAGAACTAGAAACGATAAGCAAAGAGGTTATACTGTTTTAAAGCATAAAGAGTCTGGATTAGAAATAATATACGGGTATCAAAATCAAGCTCAAAAAGGTTCTATATTTTTTGATGAGTCACGAATGGGCGATAATGCTTTATCCCCTAAAGACTATATTAAAAAAGAAAAAGAATTACAATACGACTTTGCTCAAAAAACAATAGATAACATCACTGAAATAGAATATTTAGGAAACTTAATAGTTGATGCAGGTTTAAACATTGATAAAAGATTCGCCACTGTTTACAAGGCTAATGTCAAAAAAGCACTAATAGAAGAAGGAGTAGCATTAAACAACGCTACCGTAATGGACTATTCAAAAAGAACTTTAAATCAGTTTACTAGTAATTACTTTAGAGCTATGAGTGGTTTTACTAATACTTTAGTAAGCACTATAGCTAATACTGGAAGTTTAGTAGGTTTCTACGATGAAAAAGACATGAAAGTTTTTGCCAGAGGATTTAAAGACGTGCAAAGAGGATTTGATAGTGCTATGAAATTTGTGTCTGTTGAAGAAAATAATACATTTTCTAAAGCTTTTGCAAAGACTTTTTATGGTAAGGCACATTCAGCTATGATAGATATGGTCTTTGATGTTTTAGTAACTAAAGGTATGGGTAAAGGCGGTTCTGTTAATAAAGCCGCTAAGATGTTAAAAGGAGCTGAAAAAGTTAGTAGAATAAAAAAAGCTAAAACTTTATTTTCTACTTTAATGAAAAGTCCAGCAGCGTTAGCTAACAAAGGTTTTGAAAAAGTCGTTAGTCAAACTATGGATATGATGACTAATCCTATGTTTTTGAAAATTGCAGATGGAACTCAAAGACAACTAGATGATCCTAGGTTTAAAGATATGAGCAGTGGTCAAAAGTATTTATATACTATGGGTACTTCTTTTATCATGGGTAAGTTAGAACAAATAGGTGTAGACTTTGCTACGGAAAGAGGAGGTCAACAAGTTGTTAACCATATACTTCAAAAAGCTTTTCAAAGAGGAGGTGATAATATAGCGAGAAATGCTGATAATATAATAATGGATTATTTAAAGCGTGGGGTAATAGGAACTACTAAAACTCTTTCTGGTTTTGGTTTTAAAATGACTGGTGAAGGTGCTACTGAGGTAGCTCAAGATGTATTTGCATTTGGAGCTGAAGAGTTAGTTAATTACTTAAAAGGTTATAATGGTAAAAAAAGTGGTGCTGCAGCTACTGGTTTTTATAATCCTGACTTTTTCTCAAAAGAAAATTTAGAAAGTTTAATTGAAACTTTTGCTTTAGGTGCAATAGCAACTGGACCAGTAGCGGCTATAGGTACAGCTACAGATATTAAAGAAAACTACGGTCCTCAGTCTATAAGTGGAGTTGGTGACAACCAGTTCAGTGTGTTTTACGACGTGTTTAGTGAGAAAGAAAACATAAACTCTTACGTTGAACAAATGGAGATTAAACTCGATGAAGCTATTGATGGTTTAGATAGTCAAGAAGAAATAAACGAAATTAGAGCAGAATACGACAAACAAATAAATAGCGCTAAAGAAATAAGCTCTAAAATGCAAGAGGTTAGAAATGCTGGAGGTAATAACTTAAGTTTGCAAGATCAAAAGAAGGCTTATCAATTGTTAGATGAATTAGAAAGACTTGAAGCTTCTATGGAGGTTGATGGTAAAAAAGCTAACAAAGATTTAAATGCTGCTAAGCTTGAGCAGATACAAGATATTAGAACTCAATTAAATGATCTTAGTTTTAAAGCAGAGCAAAATGTTAAAGATTCTTTAGAAAGAGGCAAGAAAGTAAGTGGTGATGCTACATTAACTCTTATAAATCCAGATCAAGATATAGAAGCTCAATTAGTAGAGCAAGGTGTAGATCCTGAATCTGAACAGGGTTTAAAAGTTATAAATAATAAAGGTGGAGCCACTATAATACAAGACGAAAACGGTAATGATAAAATATTCGTAGCAGCTGATAGTGATGTAGAAACTTTAATAAACCATGAAGAAAGACATAATTTTTGGAAAGAAGCCTTAAGTAGAGACCCTGAGTCAGCCGGTAGAGTTGTAAAAATTATAAGAGATTATTTAGAAAATTCACCTGGAAATGAAGAAGTATTAAAAGATATAAATAGAATATACGAAGCTTACGAAAATGATCCTGATTACACTAAAGAAATGTTAGACGAAGAGTTTATAATGATATTTGGTGATAAATTAAATGATAAAAATATTGATGCTAGAGTAAAAGATGATAGAAGTTTTAAAGATAAATTCAAATTTGCAGCTAAGGAACTATATAGAAATGCTTTTAATGTTAAATTTAAAGAACCTAAAAATATTGATGATGTTTTTGATTTATTAAGAAATCAAAGAAAAGCTATAGAAAAAGGTAAGAAATCTAAAAGATTAACAAACTTTACTGAGAAAGGTTTTAAAGATACTAAAACAGAACAGACTAAACCAGCAGATACTAAAGTAGTAGAGAGTAAAAAAGATACTCCTTTACAAGCTATAAATAAGCTTATACCTAGTGATATAGCAACTAAACAAGATTTTGAAAACTTTATTAATGATCGTAGATTATTTCCAGAGCTTTACAAGTCTACATTTAGTATAGAAGAAGGAAGAGATTTAGGTATGGAAATGACACAAGATGGTGTTATAAGTAATTATGTAAAAAGTAGATCTATTGGGGATGAGTATTTAGGAGCTATAGAGTCTGTAAGAAATAGAATTACTAATTTTGATCCTAATGCTAAGAGAGCTGATGGATCTACAGTTGGTACAGAAGGTTTTGGTGAATTTATATTTGCTAATACTAATTTTGGCAAAATGGATTCTAAGAAAAAACTAGCTAAAGAAAATGAAAAAAGACAAAGAGAAGAGTCTACAGATACAGAAGCTGCTAAGCAATTAACTACTCAAGATTCAGACCCTGTAGTAGAATCTAAAAAAGAAAGAGTAACACCTAGGTCTAAGATAAAAAAAGCAGCACCTGAGTTTGTAACTAAAGAATTAGAAGCTGATATAGAAAAAGCTATTACAGGTATAATTAAAAGCTCTTCACTAGATGTTAAGTCTAAAGAATTTAGACCATTCATAAAAGGAGTTATAGAAGGTGAGTTAACTAACAAAATAAAAAAAGAACTAGGTATAGGTAAAGATTATGACTTCTTAATAAAAAAATTAGGACCTAAGTTAAAAGATATAATGCCTATTGATTACTTTGTTAAATTAGAATCTCAAACAAAACCTGCAGATAGGTTATTCACAAATCCACCTAGAAGATTAACCAAGCAAGCTGATATAGATAAAGCAATGAGAAATGATAAAATCTATGTTGAGAAAGCAGCTCAAGGTGCTAACATCTATACTTTTAAAGATTTTAATCCTAAAAAACTAGTTGATTATATATTAGCTCCATCTATAAATCCTAAAACAGGTAAGAAAAGTGGATTAAAAGGTACTAGAAAAACATCTACAGCTGCTAGTATAGCTTTTGAACTAGGAAAAGACATGATACCTTCTGTCATGAAAAAACTAGGTATAGATACTTCTCAAGCAGCAGAAATTAGTAAAAAAATACAAAGAGAGCCTAGAGCTTTGTTTAGAAAACAAACATCTTTAACAGGTCAACAAGTAGCTGAACTTATTAAGGCAGCTCAATTTCCTAATAAACAAGCTTTAGCTAGAGAATTAGGCTTTAGCGCTGACGCTATTAATGAAAAATCTAGAAAAGGTCTTCAAGATCAAATGCTTGAAGCAGCTGAATTAGGGTTTTTAGATTTAACAGTTATTGAAGCTGGTAAAATGGGTAGCGGAGGCAAAGCTACTTATTACGGCAACATTGTAGATGGTAAATTTGTAAAAGATATTGCATCAAGTAAAAAGTATATAAAAAGAACTAATGGCGAGTATGTATTATTTGAACAGAAGAAAGAAGGTAAATTTAAAAGAGTAAATCTAGAGCAAGTAAATGAAAATACTGACTATATTGCTAAGCAAGGTCGTTTGTATTATGGAAAAAAAGATCCTGCTTACCAAACCTTAATAAGAGCTGCTGGCAAATCTCCATTTAAAAAAGGATTTAACAGAATAGGTTTACCTAAAGGTGGTAAGATTAATGCTGCTTGGGCTAAATCTAAAAAAGCTCAATCAGATTTAAATATGAACATATTAGATTATGTAGTAAATCAATTATCAGATGCGGTAAACGTAGGTAAAGATGGAGTCAAGATGTCTATGGACGTTGCTGGTATGATAATTATACAAAGCTATCAAGGTACTTCTGGCTTAATAAAAGCTGCGGCGCCATTTAAATATATTTCAAAGAATTTTGAATATGGAAATAAAAAAGATGGTGATAAAAAATATAGAGAAGAACATAATCCACCAGCATCTGTAGTTGGAGCTAGTATAATGGTTGCTATTAAAAATAATACAGCCAAAGAAGTTATGAAAGATATTAGAAATAACTTTTACCAAACTGTGCTATCTAAAAAAGCAGACTCAATGCTAGACATGGCTAAGCTAGATGCTACACTACCTAAGGGAACTTACATTGGAGACAATCCTATTATAAGACTAGCTAAAGCAGGTATAAACTTAAACGATATTATAAACGTTGAAACTGGCAAAAGTATGGCAGATGAGTTTGGCTTAGGAGTAGCTACAACAGTTAATACTTTTCCAGGTGTTATATCTTTACAAAATGATTTAATATCTGAAGTTGTTATAGGTAGTAAGGATTTAAAAGCTGCTAAAAAACAATTAGACGTTTATACTAAATTCCCTAACAATAATCAACCTAGTTTAGCTAAGACACAAAATGATGCTACAAAATCTTCTAATACTACTTTAAAAGAATCTAAAGTATTAAGTGTGGATGAAGACTTAAATATTTATGAGTTGTTAAGTAAGGCCGCTGGCGTTGATCAAGCTTTAAAATTAGCTAATTCTTTAGATCAACCTACTAAAAAGATCAGAGTGTTTGATTTTGATGATACTTTAGCCACAAGTAAAAATAAAGTATATGCTACAAAAGGTGATCAAAGAATAGAAATGAATGCTGAGAAGTTTGCTACTGATGCAGCCCAAATGATAGAAGATGGATGGGCAATGGATTTTAGTGACTTTGATAATGTTACTGATGGTGCTCGTGGCCCTTTATTTAAAGTTGCACAAACTATAAAAGAAGCTAGAGGTAATGAAGATTTATTTGTATTAACAGCAAGAGGTCCTAATGCTGAAACAGCTATATATGATTTTTTAAAAGCTGAAGGTTTAGAATTTAAAAGAGAAAACATAGTTGGATTAGGCAAATCACCTGGTGAAGCTAAAGCAAACTGGATGATCGACAAGGCTGCAGAAGGTTACAATGACTTTTATTTTGCTGATGATGCTTATCAAAACGTTAAAGCAGTTCAAGATGTTATGTCTGTTATTGATGTTAAATCTAAAATACAACAAGCTAAAGTTAAAGAATCAAAAAAGTTAAGTTTAGAATTTAATGATATAATAGAAAAAACCACTGGAGTAGATGCATTCAAAGAATATTCAGCTGCTAAAGCTAAAACTATAGGAGCTAGCAAAGGTAAGTTTAAATTTTTTATACCTTACTCAGCAGAAGACTTTTTAGGTCTTATATATCCTACTTTATCTAAAGGCAGCGTAGGTGATGCTCAGATGGCTTGGTATAAACAAAATTTAATAGATCCATATACTAAAGCACAGGAAAATTTATCTACAGCTAGATTAAATTTAATGAACGATTTTAAACAATTAAAAAAATCTTTAAATGTTCCAAAAAAACTAAGACAAAAGAACAGCTCTGGTTTTACAAATGAACAAGCAGTTAGAGTTCATCTATTTACTAGTATGGGCTATGAAGTTCCAGGTCTTTCTAAAAGAGATTTAAAAGAGTTGAATGATACTGTAGAAAACGACTCTCAGTTGTTAGAGTTTTCTAATCAGATATTAACTATAAATAAAGGAGATGGCTATGCCCAACCTGATGCTAATTGGCTAGTAGGAACTATAACTACTGATTTAATAAATTTAATAAATAATGAAAAAAGAAGTAAGTATTTAGCTAACTGGCAAGAGCGAATAGACGCTATATATTCTAATGAAAATTTAAATAAATTAGAATCTATATATGGCACTACATATGTAGAAGCACTTAAGAACATGTTAACTAGAATGAGAACTGGTAAAAACAGACTAACTAGTGGTAGTAAAATAGAAAATCAAATACTAGATTATATAAATGGTTCTATAGGTACTATTATGTTTTTTAATACTAGGTCTGCTGTTCTTCAAACTATATCTTCTATTAACTTTGTTAATTGGAGCTTTAATAATCCTTATAAGGCTGGTAAAGCTTTTGCTAATCAAAAACAATATTGGACTGATTTTAAAGAGTTAATGAATTCAGATTTCTTAGTAGATAGACGTAATGGATTAAAACTAAACATATCTGAATCTGAAATAGCTGACGCAGCTTCAACAAGTAATAATAAAGCTAAAGCTGCTTTAAACTGGTTGTTGTCTAAAGGCTTTTTACCTACTCAATATGCTGATAGTTTTGCTATAGCTTCTGGTGGTGCTACTTTTTTCCGTAATAGAATAAGTGATTTAGTAAGTAAAGGAATGTCTGAAGCCGATGCTAAGAAACAGGCTATGATAGAATTTAGACAAATAGCTGAAGAATCTCAACAGTCCTCTGATCCTAGTAGAATATCGCAGCAGCAGTCTAGCAATGTAGGTAGGTTAATATTAGCTTTTGCTAACACCCCTATGCAATACGCTAGAATACAAAAAAGAGCTATACAGGATTTAGTGAATGGTAGAGGAGACGCTAAGTCTAATATTAGTAGAGTAGTTTATTATGGATTTGTTCAAAATGTAATATTCAATGCTTTACAACAAGCCGTATTTGCTTTAGGTTTTGGTGATGACGATGAAGAAGATGAAGCTAAAAACAAGAAATACTTAAACGTAGCTAATGGTATGTTAGACTCTTTATTAAGAGGGCTTGGTATTGGAGGCGCTGCATTGTCTGTGGCTAAAAACTTTTTAATGGATATTTACGAAAGATCAGGAAGAGATCGACCGGAGTATGTAGATTCTGTATGGGAAGTAACTAGGTTTTCACCACCTATATACTCTAAGTTATCTAAACTAAAACAAGCTGGTTGGCAGTTTGATTCTAAAAAACGTAGAGAATTAATATATGAAAGAGGTTTTTCATTAGATAATCCAGCGTACGAAGCAGCTGCTAAAGTTGTATCAGCTACTACTAACATTCCTCTTGATAGAGTTATGTATAAGATAAAAAACATTGAAGGAGCTTTAGACGAGGACAATGAAATATGGCAGAGAATAGCTATGATGGGTGGTTGGCCTAAATGGCAACTAGAAGATCCTAAAACACCAGCTATGCTTACTCCTGAAGAAAAGACTGAGAAGAAAGCCAACGTTAAAATAGAAAACTATAAGAAAGCTAAAGGATCGAAAGACTATGACACTATTAAAAAATTAACTTCTGATCAGCAAATTAAAATGCTAAAAAGTTTAGGATTTGGAGATTACACTATTAAAAATGCAAAATCAGAGCAAGCTAAAATAGATTTAATAATAGCTAAGAATAGTGGTAAAAAGATAAAAATAGATAAAGAAGCTATTAGAAAAGATAAGTTTAAAAAATTAAGTAAAGAAGAACAAGTAAGAAAACTAGATAGCTTAGGATTAAGCAAAGCAGAAATAAGTGCTTTAAAATATGAAAATGATAGAGTTGAAAAAATGCTCGAATTAATGAAAAAATAAATATTATGGCAGGATACAGGAAAGACATGGAAAAAATGGGTGCAGCTATGGGTAAGATTAAAAATCCTATACCTAAGATTAAAAATCCTCCACCTCAATTTAATCCTGTAAGAAGAGATGCAACATATGTAAAACCCAATTTAAACATTGACATGGGTTTAACATCTATTAATTCTCCTTCTAACATCAATAAAAGATCTGACGCAGAGGAAAAGAGACTTGCTTCAAGACTAATTTCTAAAAACCCATCTCCCATAACTACTAATAAACCTATAAGTCTTAAGGAAATGGGAATTAAAAATTACAAATATCCTGAGAGTGGTGCTATTAAAATGACTGCCTCTCCTCATGAATATTTTTTAGGTGGTGGAATGGCTAAAGGAGGTTTTAACTTATCTAAAAGCTTAGCTGGAAAAGTAATTAGTAAAGCTAAACCTATTTTAAAAAATGTAGCTGCAGACTTTGGAATAGATCAAGCACTATAAGGAACAAAAAAACTGGGCACCATACCCAAAGTTCCTGTAACCAAAAAAGGGGAGGTCATTACGACTTCCCCTTTTTATATTTAACACCATGGGCAAAATCCGCCCGGACAACCGTCACACATAATTCATATTTTAATAGTTATACCTATTGACACTATAAAAGCGCCGCTTGCTATCGCAAGTGTATTGGGATTAAAATCTAGCTTTTGTTTATGCCAGATCATGTTGGTACCAGCAAAAGTCATCATGCCAATACCGCCTATTACAGCTAATCGTCTCATTTAATTTCACAATTATCACCTGCACAAGCTAACTCCCCTGCAAGATCTGTTTCATCTTCTGTTTCTATAATCTTACTAAGATCAATATCTTTAAGATGAGTCATAGCCATATCGTAATTTACTTTACTTATATCTTCAAATGGTGCTTGAGTATAGGTACCGCCATCATAAGGTAGTACAGACAAACCATTATAATGATCTCTGTTTTCCCACATCCATTTACCCGCTTGATCCCACTCTTCTTGTTTTAAGCTAACAGTAGCTGAAACGTTATGAGTATTAGATCCTTTTCTGTGACCAGGCTTTACCCACTCTGTGGCAACTTTCTTTATACGCTCAAGTAAATCAAATGGTGATTCATCTCTTAATATAGAACCTTCAGGAGCTTTTTGTGGTATACTAATTACAGCAGTATCATGAGGTCTAAAAAATTCATCCTCAACTAATTCAGGGTGGTTGTTAGATAAATACTTATACATAGATTCGTTTTTACCAACTCTAATCCTACGCGTATAATAATCAGCGTGCCATGCATGAATACCAGATGAAGTTCCTAATGCCAGAGATGTCGTCCCAGCAGGCTTCACGGTCGTGCATCTTGCTGCTGGATTAATACCAATAGCTTTAGCTGTCTTTGCATTTTCTCTTTTTACTATATTTGCAGCGGCCTTCATATCCAACGGCAGCACAGCGGCACTCGCGATCCCTGTCATTGATACACCGATAAGCGCGTCCTTCTCTGTCGTATCTCTCCATACATCTCTTAAATAATGAAAGTCAGTGTAACCAGCTTGCAATGTACCTACGAAGCTAGCATGCTTAACTCTTTCGTTTAAATCTTCTTGTGATTCAATATCACTAGCATTTACTTCACACAAGTTACAAAACTGAAAAGGTCTTAATGCTATTTCACAACAAGGGTTTGTGCCCCAGTCTTTATCATTGTTAAGATATATACCAGGTTCGCCTGACCCTGATAGCTCAACACGTTTCCAAAGATCCATAAAAAACTCTTGTGTTACTTTATGTCTCATAAGAACAGCTGAATTATTAGCTCTACCTCTTTGTGGATTTGTTTCCCACCAGCTACCTGATTTACAACTAATCATCTCGCTATCTTCAGCAGAAAATAAACTAATTAAAGCAGCTCTACGTATACCACCAGCTAAAACTGAATCAGCTATATGACAAACTATATCATGAGCCTCAACAGTTGTTAATGGTGTACCATCATCCTTAGCATCGAATATACCTTTAATTTTAAGTATACACTCTTTTAATGGTTGAGGTCCCGGTGCTTTACCACCTGATGTAACTAATTGAGCTCCTTTAGCTCTAATATCAGAATAATCAAACTCTACAGTAGAACTCCTCTTATCGCCCATGTAAGATTTCATAAGAACTTTAATTGCATCAGCCCAACCTTCAATACTATCTCCAATTAAAAACCTTCTAGTTCTTTTACTGTAAGGCTGATTAACTGGCGGCATCTGTTTTACGTGGTGATTCTGTACGGAGTATCCAACACCTGTGCCACCAAGCAGTAAGAACATGGTTTCGTGAAAGCTATCAATATGGTCAATTGGTAGATAAGCACAATTATAAACACGATTAGGACTAATCTCAATAGGTTTACCTCCGAACTGTAGCGAGCGCATGCTAGGTAAAATTTTCTTTTCATATACTAATTTATAAGCTTCATTTATTCTTTCTGAAAGCTCTGGATATTTTTTAATATGCATTGCTTTATTTCTATCTACTAGTTCTATCCAAGTTTCTCTACGATTTAACTCAGGCACGAACTTTGCGTACTTCATGTACACTGTTATATCACTTAGTATTTTGTTCGATAACTCCATCTTTCTTTTCTTTTTCTAATTTTTCAGCTTCTTTTTTTAAGAACTCTATAGCTCTATCGTAGCCTGGTATTAATTTTACAGTTTCTAAAGTACCTACTGCAGTAGTACTAAGTATATTCATTTCATTTATCATTTGCTGCACAACCCTTGTTAATGCCGCAATTTTATTCTGCATCTCTAGCAGAGTACTTTCTTTCATATTTTATTAATTCTTTATATTTTAAATATCCTTTTTGTTCTATACTCCAATCAATAAACTTCTGCAATTGACGTTCAGCATATTTTCTTCTTGCTAAGTCTTTTTTTTCCCAAGAATTAAGTTCACGGTTTCTTCGCATTCCTTTTGATTTTGAGGTTTGTATAACGTAATGTTCGGTAAGTGTTTATGTACATAAGCTTTAAATAACTTCCAGCGTATGGGAAAAGATTCATTAGCACGTCCTTTACATTCAATAATAAAATTATCTCCCACAAAATCCGGAGTATACTTGATATTAAGTATTTTTTTATTACCTCTATTACGGAACTCGCCTTTTCCATTTCCTTGCCTTTCATAAGCTTCTTGTTCAAAGTTAAAAGAAGGGACAAGCTCGTAAGTTTGTCCCTCGTAATGTGCTATGATATTAGCTTTTTTTAAAGCTACATACATGTGTTTTTCTAAGCCAGATGCAAATTGTATTCCATCATGCTTAACTTTTTTAGATCTTACCGGACCTTTTTT